CTGTTACGACAACTGCTTGGCCAACTGCAATGTTGGTTGTGGCCGTGCAAGAAAATTGTCCAGCAGTGCCAGTTACCGCAACGCCAGCCAGCAAAGCACTTGGTGTTGATGCTGATGCATTTGCGCTCAATATGGCAGTCCACACTCCAGAAACTTCTTGTGCGCTTACCACCGTGGTGCCTGAGGGAATGCCAGTGCCTGTTACGGACACGCCAGCACCAATGCCCACATTGACGTTTGGAAAGGTTATTGTGGAAGAGCCTGTGGTTGTTGTTGCTGTGTCCGTTAACACACCGACGGGTTGCAATGTAGTCCCAGTGAACGGGCCAAACATGGGGCGCGTGTTCACCGAAGATGAGATGTCGGCCAAGTTTTGGCCGGGGTGTGCAATCAGGTTGTTCTGACCGTTACCGTAGGCGTCGTAACCAATGTCAAATTGCCACAGCGTGTTTGCGCTTGGAGCATAGGTTGTGAGGGCATCAATGTACCCAGTAAAGCCTGATCCTGTGCCGCCAATGCTTGCCGCAGAAATTGTGACCGCCGCATTGTGAACATAATTCACGCCGCCGCTGGTAACTACCACGCTAAACACCAAGTTGCTGGACACCGTCACAGTAACTATGCATCCAGTTCCAGCGGCTGTGACAATAGACACGCCAGCGTATGTGCCGTTGGTATATGCCGAGCCTTGGGTAATGATACCAATTGATGCTACGGAACCAACTGGCTCCACGGGTGTTGGGCCAAAACCCACACCGTTGTCGTTGTCAGTCGTCCATTGCTCGATGCCGTTGTTGTATCCAGAGATCACGTAGTTGAGCCCATTCTCTGCGCTCATGATCATCCCGCGACTTATCCCTGTGGCGTTCAAAAACGCTCCGTTGTATCCAGCAATTTTTCGAGGTCGGCCGTATTGGAAGCGAACCCACTTCCCGTCCACATAACTCACCGACGCAAAGATTGTCCCGTCCCGCTGTATGCCGGGGCCTACTTGAAGCGTGACGACCTTTGCTGTCATTAGAACGCTCCACCAATAATCCCTACAGGCATGCGAAGTCCAGTTGCGGCTAAGGTGCCTGCGTTGACGCCAGCAATTGCAAAGCCTAATTGATTTGAAGCGGCAAGGTACAAGCCGGTCGTTGCGCTACCAGTAAATGACAGCGAAGGAGCGGCCGCAGAACCGTTACCTAATGTCAATGCATTGATAAACGAGGAGGTTGAGGTCTGAGCGTTGTAAACGTTTGTGCCATCACAGATTGCAAGAATTGTTTGATTCTTAGGCAAGCTGACTGTTGTAGCACCACCAACACCAGTGGAAAATGTCAAACTGAATGCGCCAGTCGTGTTGTTTTGGAACGAATACAACTGCACAGGTGGAGGAAGAATGACCGTGCAATTTGATGTCAACACACCTATATATTCTTGAATGATGCTGGCCGCCTCGTTGGACGTAAGCGTCACCGTTCCACCAGTCACAGACTTGGTCAACTGGGTAAAAAAGAACGTTGCAGACTGCCCGTATGCGTAGCTGTAAAAGGTCGTGCCGTCAGTCACAAGAACAAACGACTCAGCAATTTGCAATTGCTTGCTGACTTCACCATCAATAGTGTTTGCTCCACTTGGAGCAACGTTCAAGATGCCTGTGCCATCGTTTTTAATGATGGCATACCAACTTGCACCAGCAGATGCCGCCGATGGCAAAGTAACTGTGCCAGCACCACCAGTCCAAACGTACAAAGAAGATTGATCCTCTGGAAGCATTTGGTAGTTGGAAGAGAACGTGGTCACCGGAGTGATTGTGTTCAGCGTGGTGCTTACCGCCTCAAGGCCGTAGCCTGCCAGTGTGGCCGCATTTGCCGCAGAAGTTCCTGCGCCAAACGTCACCGTGCCCCATGTGCCGTTGATGGTGGCGTTGTTGGTAACGTAGATATATTGAGCAATACCTGAAGCAATCGACACAATCGTGGTGCCGCTTGTGTTTACCACCGTAAAAGAATTGGCTCCGATGTTGCGTATCAATGCACTCTGGCCAGTAGACACAGAAGTGGCTGGAGGCATGTACAACTTCAGGCCTGCGGTTGATGCAGTGACCTCAATGATGTTGGCAACAACACTGTCCGTATTGCCATTGATTGGCCACTGAAGAAGTGTGTCGGTTGTAATGGTCAGTTGTTCGTAGCCCACTTGTGATGGGCTGATCGTCTGACCTGTATATGGGTTTATGTAACTTGTCATTTTTAGGAATCCACGGCAACGGCTTGACGATCACCAACTCGCGCCACATCCTCAGATTTGAGTGATTGGAGTGATTCGGTGTACTTCTGTTGGAAGATCACACGCTGGTCGTTTTTCAAGAACTGCATGGCTTGCAACAGGGTTCCAAACAGCATAGCGTTCGGGGCGTTTTGAGTCAGCCAGTTTGTCTGGTTGGTAGAACTCAATGGTGCAATGCGCTCGTAGTAGAGAACTTCAAAGGCATAGGCCAAATCAGGTGTTGGGGCAATGTACCAATGCTCCCAATCGGTGTCGGCATAGTACAAGGGCACATCGGTTTCATTGGCGTCTGGCCAGTAGTTCTTGAGGTATTCGTACTTGCGCAGATAGACGGGTTGCTTCTTGCCACCCACGGTCACGCTCATCGATACAGTTTTGCGCCAGCGTGCTGGTTTTTGCAAAATGGCATTGCTTGCAGTCATGGTTGACTCAACAATTTGCAATTGGCCAAGGGTTTTAATTGCTTGAGCAATCTCAAACTCGGCCAGCGAAATAAATGTGGGAATCGCGTTGACAACAGCGGTGTCACTTCGCTCCAAGTACTGAAGTACCGTGGAGGTCAAACTGTCATACGTCATCACCCATGATGGGATTGTTGTCATGTCATTCCTTCGTTTTGTCTATTTTCTCACCAGACTGGGTTGGCATCAAGCGAAGGGGCGGGTGCCTGCTTTGTCGATGGTCAAAGCCTGTTTGCGGGGTGATGTGTCCACTGTGTTGGGCACGCTGATGTGAACCCAGCGGCCAAACTCGGAGATGACTTGGTCGTAGGCAATGCCACTGGCAATGATATTTCGGCAAACCTCGTCAGGGGTCATGCCGGGAACCCTGAAGTCGGCCGCGCACCCAATGCGGTGCTGGCTGGTGTCTTTACTGCCCACAGCGTCGTTGACCTTCTTGGTGCGCAGGCCAGAACTGATCATGATTGGTTTGCCGCCCAACACCACCTTGACCTGCTCCAAAAAGTCAGCCAAGCGCGTGAGGTTGGCTAACTCAGCGTCGTTAGGACTGTTGTCCCAGCCGTTGCGCTCGGCTGTCTCAGAAAACGTCAGTTCTTCAAGTTTGAAGTTTGGCGTCAAGTTCATTTCTTGCTCCGCATGTCAGCCAACTTTTCGACAGTGCGGCCACCAAAGTAAGCCAAGAAAATGATTTGGCCCCACTGGCCCAGCAATTGAACGTAGGACTCTTGCGCGTTGTAGCCGAACGCCGACATGGCCGTGAATATAAAGTAGGCCAAGAAAATAGCTATAAGGGCCATGGGGCGAATGTTCTTGGACAGCCAAGAGTCAGACCCCATGTCGGATTTCCAACGGTCTGTGATGGCTGTCTGCTCAACCTCAAACAGCTTGGTGTCGTTTGCCATCTTGGCCAACTCACCAGACTGCGCCAGAGTCGCCAGTTCAAGCTGGGCTTTGGCTTTGGCTTCGGGATCGGGAATTAATTTGTCGATCAACTTACCGCCAACGTTCAGCAATGCGTCAAGTCCTAACATTAATTACCCCTTCAAATAAAAACTAAGATTGGCATGACGGGGGTACTGCACAACGCGCTCCCCTTCAGGGCATTTGTATTTGATGGTTGCCAGCAAAGTTGCTTTGCCGCTGGCAATCTTTTCTTTTCTCACCATTGTGAGTTCATATGTGAACGTGTCAATCTCTGGGCCTGCTGGGCCACTGAACTTGCTTGCGGTGGTGGTCGCCTCATGCACCATGCCAGCCGCATCACGAATGCTTGGCGTAAAACTTTCAACAGAACAGTCGTCCCGTTTCTTTATTCTTGCAACCGTGACAGTGATGGGCTTTCCAGCATCTGCCACAATTTTAAAATTCTCTGGAGACCATTCAATGATGGC